CTATATGACAAGGTTAGGTGATAATTACTTGGCAGGGGCTTGGATAGGCGTTTTGCGTCTTTTGTGTAATCGTAAAACTGCACCTCTGGATAATCTTGCATTATCCCGTGATTTTCAAATCTGATATCACTGGTGCCATTTAGTCGGACGCAAGGTTTTAAGCCCTTGCGCTTACAATAGGCCACAAATCTATCTAAATCCTGCCGCAAGTAATCGAGAAATAACGGCCGATTATCCCTATAAAGGATAGTCTTGCGGATGCGGGCTTGTTGAACATTGTTAAAAGCCCCTCGACCTGCCGTATATAGACAAGCCTTTTCACATCCTGCCATTACTGCCAAAGGGCAAAGGTTTATCCCCTCGACCTGTTTAGCAGGTGCAAGATATAAGATGGCGGTTAGATATTCATCACCATCACCTTTTACCGTCTTTGCATTACTGCCAACACCTAACAATTTAAGTTTATTTATCTTTGTCATGGTTTCCCTCGATTGCATTAGTGGATTAGATGCAACAGAGGATAATAAGGGCAGTCGAAAAACAGGGGGCAAGCCCTAGCCTGCCCCTTGTCGCTAGGTGATTAAAAGATGATTAGCATTAGCCATATCTCTATCAATACAATAGCAGATAAGGCGGTATATCCTAACAAGGTAAGGGCTTCTTTTAACATTGCTTGCCCCCTTGTCTCTTTTGTTTTCTCTTTTCCTGCCAAGCCCTAACCTTTTTAATTCGGATACGTCTAAGCATTGCGTTTTCTGTATGGTTTGTCATCTTAGGCCACCTTTAATAGTTTTTGATTTAAGGTGCGACCATTGGCAGGGAAAGCATAGGCCGACCATTTGCCAAAGTGAAAGCCAACAGACAATTTGCCAAGCGATAGGCCAAAACGGTTTTTGACCTGTCTTTGTCTTACTAGCCATTTGCGACTAATAAGAATAGCGGCAACAATAGAAACAACAGTGAAAAAAGCGATAGTATAGTTTTGCATGGGATAACCTCATTTAATGCAAATGATGCCTAAGTGGATACATAGGCAAGGCCGACTGGCCTTATTATCCCCTGTTGCGTTTGGTTTACTTACTATATCAAAAAGCGCCAAGGGTTGCCCCTTGTCTATTCTTTATGAGGGATTGCGCTTGTTTCTATTGTCTTGCATCCGTCACTTATTGTCTTGCATTGGTCAAACTTCAGAAAAAAACAGGCCACAAGACAAACAAAGACAAACAAAAAAGGCCGATATCATGCGGATATCATAGGCCAGCGGATAGCATATCTATTGTGATGCCCTTGTTTTCCTAAGGCTTGCGGCCATTGCGTGACAGATTGCGTGACAAAGAGGGGCTGGCCTTGCTGATTTTCGGCCCGGCAGAGGTGCCACGGGGGAAGATTTGCCGCCATGATATACGTATACCCCTTCAGATTTTTTTAGTAAAACTAAAGGTAGGACGAGGTACTCACATTAAGTTTTCCCTCGGCCTGACACCTGTCCGACAGCGGCCTACTAAACGTCCTAAGGTAGCGAATCTTCTGCACGAATGGCAACTTCGGGTGGCGTATCTTGTGTCACATCTGGTTCATCCTTGGTCTTCTTAGTACCAAAGATACTTTCCCAGCCTTGCTTATATGTCTCGTCTACTTCATGGATGTAGTGAGACTCCATGTTATACTTAGCCATGAATTACATACCTGTATGGGAAGGTCTGGGTAGTACTATAGTTAAACTTAAGTATCCTACCCATCCTTCTTCTTCTTTTATTTATAGTTGGACTATAGTTATCTTTAGTAGCCCTTCTATCTAATATGGCCCCTATTATTTACCCAGTTGTCAGATGACGTTCTACGACCCACTGATGTCTCTAAGAACTTGTCTAGTTCTTCGTCCAACAACTGTTGCTTATGGTCATCCACAGCAGCCTGAATGTCTCTGTCCATGGTCTCTACCCAGTATGCTACAGCAATACTCAGGGCATCGAGTCTATCATCATGTATCAGAGAGCCTTTGTCTCTGGTCAACCTAGTCAACTGGTAGAACAACTTGTACTTCAAGTCCCTCTCAGACTGGTAGTCATCTATGATAACCTTCTCGTCAACTACAAGTCTGTGCTGGTTTAACACAGGTTCTAGGGTATCAATGATACGTTTCTCTTTCTGTTGTGAGTGACGTACCTCTTCTATGGTAGTTGGGTGTACCTTAGTCAACACAGGCTTCAACAACTGTGTGAACATACCGTCACCGAAGTTACTCTCAACGATAATCTTGTTGACGTTCTGTGCCTTGGCTATCCTAGAGAGTACCTCTAGGCTTTCCTCTGAGTAACCATTCTGTATACCACCCGATGCTGTCAGGTACAGTTGGCCCTTCATCATCTTTACGACTGAGTAGGCTGTTTCGTCTTTGCCTCTGCCAGCCGGGTCGATACTCATCACTGAGCCATCCCAAGGTGTAGTCTCTGGAGAGATTGTCATAGGTGTACACCAGTAGTCTCCTTTGAGTCCTAAGTTGGGTAGATGCTTCATTGCATCCAGTTGTTCTTTACCTGATGCCCATTGTACCTTTACTGGGGCTTCAGTCCAGCTAGAGGGGCCACTCATAACCATGAAGTCATTTACCTTCAGTGGATATTTGTTGGCGTCAGAGAGGCTCACATCGAGCATAAACTGTAGGGCGAAGCCAGACTTACCATAAGACGCCTCACGCTCTAACAAATCGTCTACGTTAAAGCGGTTAGGGTCTGTAGGTTGACCTTCTTGTTCATCTTCATCGGCAACCTTGGGTGCTAGTTTGTACCCCATAGCTGTCTTCAGCCTGTCATCAGGGTACCTCGCTGGCCAGATACGTGTCTTATACCCACGTTCATCCAGTAGATTATAGATAGACATCTCTGTTTGGGGTGTACCTAGAAAGACAATACGTCCTCCCGGTTTAATAATAGCCTCAAACTCCTTGATAGTCTCTGCGAGTTTGTCTCTCATAACCTGAGTCTGAGAGTTATTAGCAGATTCAACGTCATCAGCGATGATGAGGTCAGCACGAGACCCTGTAAGCTGGCCTGTAATACCTACAGACTTTACTGAGGGGGCGTGTGACGCCTTGGCTGGGCCTACATCAAAGCTAATTTTAGACATACGCTGACCATCTTTAGGGCGAAGGTGCGCTAAGATGGGCATCTCGTGAATAAGACGGAGCGTAAAGGTACTGAAGTCGTCTGAGCGTGTCTTAGATGCAGAGACCACAAGGATATTACTCTGTGGTTTTAGCAGTAACTGGTGACACACATAGGCAGACGTAATCCAAGACTTACCTACGCCTCGGAACGCCTCGATGACCATGCGCCTTACATCTTCGTTCTGTAGATAGTCAGCGATGTCGTACTGTACTGGAGTGGGCTGAGGGAGATTCAAGTGCTTCCATGCTAAATACAGGAAGTTCTTGAAGTCCATTAGCTTAGAATTTACCACGCCTTACAACTCCAGTACTTTGCTTTTGTTTTAGGGCCGGGGTTATCGCAGTTATGTCTGGCACGGAAACTCGCACGGCTACCTTTGTCATTCTTCTTGATAGACATATTAGGGTCACCGAACATAACCTTCTTGACCTTACCGTTGTCGTTCACATAGACCTTAGATTTCTTTCGGCCATGCCCCGGTTCACCTTCTCGAATACGGGAAGGCTTACCAATGCTTACTGATTTACCTTGGAATAAAGCCATTAGTCTTTCTTCGGCTTGAAGCCGCCCTTCTTCTCGGACATCTTCTTGTAAATCTTAGGGTCGATAGTAGACTTTTTCTTTGAACGGCTGATGCCCTTCTTCTTACGAATGTTCATATTACGATAGAGCGACATTAAATGCCTCCTTAATGGCGTTTTAAGCCTCACAGAGAGGCATTAGATGTGTAGGGGGTGTGAGACTACCGTAGCTTAGTTTAAGCTGTCCTGTGACTCGTCAAACGGCAAGTCAGCTAGTAGTTGCTCTAGGATATTACCATCAGTTGGAATGGCGGTAACATCATTATCTTTTAGGAACTGTCGAGCGACATTGAGGTCTGAGGCTTTTACCTCAGGGTCACGGATGCGCTCCAATAGTTTCTCCCCTAACTCTTCGTGTAGGGCAGCAAATAGTTCTTCTAGTTTCATTTCTTAATCCTGTAGACAATGTTGACCCCGGTGTTAATACACACGGCAATCAGGGTTAGTATCTGTAGGAAGATGCTTATTAGTTCTGCATCCATTACTTGGAGATACCTTTAATCTTCTCAAAGGTACGTAAGCCAGCCATACCAAGCATAGCGAATGTCAACTCTAGTAGGATGTCAGTTGGGATAGTTGGCATAACCATCTCGTTGTAACCCATGAGCATAGCTGCCCAAGTTGCTACGGGATGACCAATAAACAACCAAGCAATCCCAAGACTACAAGACCAGCCGATAGCAGGTCTCCACCCAGCGACCCAAACGGAACGGTGGTTCGCCTCTGCCTGATTAGTTTTAATAGTTTCGATGTTAATTGAGTTTGCATTATCTACTAGGGCTTTCTCTAACTCACGTTTTGCAGCTTCACTTGCCACACTATCCGGGATAACTTTGTCTAAGGCTGTACCAAGGATAGGCAGTAGCTGCGGAATAAGTGCAGCAATCATTTCAAATCGTCCTTCATTTTATTGAATAGTTGGAAGAGGACTTCTATTTTTTTCTCGGCTTGAGCCATCTTCTCTGAGAGGCGAGATATTAACCAAGCAATCATCACGAGTGCTACGAGTTGTGGCCAGAGGCCCATTATCACTTGTTCTAAAATTCTCGCCTCCTATGTTATTTCTTAGTAATCAATATAGCTATAACCACCAAGGTCAGTGCCATATCAATCACACTGAACCATGGTAGTGTAATCATAATTTTTCCTATATCTTAGTTACCAATAGTGTCGCCAAGCCAATGACAGACGCAGTGGAAATCATGAGCATTGCTTCAAGTCTCCACATACGTTTATCCAACTGGTCAAGCGAACATTTCACCATCTCATAACGGACAGCGCACTCAGCTTCGTGAGCGTCTAACTGGGCTTGTGTTTCGTCCATCATGTATCACCTACGGCTTTGTAGGCCAGACTACTGTGTCTA